TGAGTGCCTTTATCATCTATAAGATCTGTTTCTACTGCATATACATCTTTAGATAATGGATTAAGGATCATATCTCTTAGTGGATTACACTGAGATAAATCACCCACAGATCCTGCAGCTATAAACATTCCTGTAGTAATAAGTCCAGATCTCATGGCTGGGCGCATGTACTCATATGTCTGATCCATCTTAGGAGCAATTCCAGCCTCCTCATGGAAGAAGTATTTTACCGGACCTCCTACACCATTTGTTGGATCTTTCTCAAATGACATACCTTGTATAGTACCTTTAAGACCAACTTCTGTTTTTCTATCTCCTTTTCTTACCTCAATCTTCTGTTGCCACATCATTACCTTATCCGGTGACATAGGTCTGTACCATGCTGTATGTTCATTTAAGAATGCAGCATATTCCTGTAAAAACTTCCAGGATCCTTTCTCATTAATATAATCTTTAAGACTAGCTCCTATCTTAAGTGTTACCCCTGCTTCAAACCATTGCTGATTTATAAGTTTACCCATATGATAGTAAGAAGAAGCTATCTGTCTTTTCTTTAATATTGCAGAGTGTTTATAGTTAAGTTCAGCTAATAGTTCATATAATGCCATATGATACTGAGCATCCCGTATCTTAGCAAACCCAAATTGTTGCAACTCTTTATCAAAAATTGGTAAAAAGTTTAACCACATGTAGTATTCTCTGGCAATGAACCATGCATTATTACCATCTTTAACTATTACACCTTTACGGCATTTAGCTTTTTGGTCATCCCAATATGTTATAAAGTCTTTTGATCTGTAGGGTGCCGGAGTGTATATTCCATCTTTTTTAAATTTTGTTGACTCAGATATGAAAACTTTATTTGTAGTTTCATTGAAGTTGTACTTACCTGGTTCTTTAAATATGCTAAAGATAAAGTTGCTGAACTCCTCTCTGGATTCAAAACTTGTAATTGTCCAGTCTCCATTGTCATAAGTTGGTATGTCTTGATAAATTTCACTCATAATTAAACTCTTTGATAGCAAAACCATTTAGGAGCTTTTGAATTTCCATTTAAATAAGATCTAATAGTACTAAATGGTATATTCAAATATTCAGATAACTCTTTACCAGAACCAAATAATTTTTGTGTTTGAGTACATATAATTTTTTTAGCATTATAGTGATTACCACCTGATACACTCAATCTTATTTTAACCCTAGTTTCTTCTGAAACTGCTTTACCTAATTGAGAGTTTCTCATTTTTAATTTAGATTCTTTTGTGTGTGTCTTACCTAAAAAAGTTTGTCTTCCTTTTGCTTTTTTGCTAATTTTTAATTTACTTTCATTTGAATGTGTTTTGCCAAAAAAATGGTTATTAGAACCTTTAGTATTTTTTATATATTCTGTTCTAATTTTGCAATATGTTTTTGCTGAAGGCTTGAATCTTAAATCTTTTTTTACATTACACATATTCCACAATGCTTTATGCATTGCTGGTGAATTGGGATATATTGCAACTAATAACAAATGTGCAATGTAATGTTCTTTTGGTGTTAATAATACTATATTAGGGTGGACAGTATTTCTACCATCACCCTTTCCTCCAAATGATTTTGGCTTTATATGATGAGCTTCATAATAAACATCATCAGATCTTTTTCTACTTTCTAATTTTGCTTTAATTATAAGCTTGTTATATATTTTTATATAGTTCATAAGTAATTAATTATTAATAATTTATGAATCATACGCAAGCCCCTGCCCACCTCTTACTCTGCTTGATTGCTCTTCCTGAAGATCTTTATAGGCTCCTTTAAAAGACTGTCTAATTGCATCATAGTTTTTAGCTGCGCTAATTAGAGAGTTTATATTACCATCTCTACCTGCAGTAATTGTAGTTACTTCCATATATCTTGCTAATCTATCTAACATGGATGCAATACCTTTATATGCTCTGGATGTTGGTGTTTCATACATTCTTTCACAGAATTTAAGCGCAGTAAACACAGCATCATCTTCTGTTGAGAACTCACCTTCTATTTGTTGCATAATTAAATTCTCTTTATCTATATCTGGTGTATAGAAGAAAGGATTCATATCTGGATTAGGACATGTCATGTAGAACAGATACTGATATATCTTAAGATAATCTTCTGGATAATCATCCATTATATCTTTAAGTGCCTTTAAGGTATAACAATGCTCAGTTGGTATTACCACATTGTTTTGTATTTCAAATAGCTTAACTATCATTATTTCTTTTTAATTGGGTTGTCTTTCATATAGTGAATAATTGCCTGTACTTCATCTACTAGATAAGGTACTGCAATTGGTTTTACTTCTTTTATTACAGGGTCTCCATTCTCATCTTTCTTAGTTACAGGATACCCCCAATTATCTTCAGCCTCTACCTCAAACATAACATGGTGTATAAATATTCTTCCTGGTTTTAGCTTAGGATTATGCTTCAATATAATATACATATAAATACTCAATTGTAAAGCATAATGATAGAAATGACAGTCATCTAAGTTATCTACTGGTGGTAGCATTTTATCTGGCATACCCTCCCAGTTTACATAAGATTCCATATCTATCTTCTTATTAGTTTTGTAGTCAGTGATATTTACTTTACCATTGACTACTTCAACTAAATCTGATTGGCCACATAAGCCTGCTGACTTAAGATAGACCATATGTTCTGGATACACGCCTGGTTCTAACTTTTGATTTGGTGCTACTCTTATCCCATTATTCTCACCAGATGGTTTAAATACAGGTATAGTAACTCCTTCTCTTTCTAATGAAGCTAAAGAGCATAAGTCATCTTCTCTTTGGTTATGGTACCATGTACCTAAGGTAGTAGATCTGTCTGCTTCATTAGTCCATATCTGTTGTATTAATACAGGATCAATACCAAACCATTTTGACTTTTTACTCTTGGTGACTTTCTCTGCAGTCTTTTTTGCATCAAAAGGTTTTTTAAAAGCTGATACTACAGAAGTAACACTAGTCCAACTAATGTTTTCTTCTGAGCTTAAGCTTTTATAGCTATGATCTGCTGCATTAAATACTATACTCATTTCTTTAATTGTTCTATAGCAAGTATTGCTATGTTAAAATTATCTATGTCTTCTGACCTCAACATAGTTATCAAACTTTTTGCTGTCTCAGAATCTACTTTACCTCTGCTCTCCATCCACTCTACAAAGCCTACAGAATTTTCTATAGACATGTAATGTGCAAGTTCATCATTAGTATCTGTAGTATACATAATGTTAGGGCCTTGTGCAGCCATACCATCTGTTTGAAAATGTTCCCAATTATGCATTATCTATTATTGATTCAGCTAATGTTCTTGATGATTCATCTTCTGCAATTAACATCTTCCGGATATTAGTTACTTCTTCTTGTGTAAATTTACCTTCTATAGATAGAATCTTTAGTCTTAAAAACTTGTTTTCTGTTTCTAGTTTCCTAAGTCTTTCTTCTATTTGATGTATAGGATTCCATGGATCACTATAGGGTCCAGTATTCATTTGAGAAAACAAACCATTACTAGAAGCTGTATCCAATGGTATAGTATTAATTACTTGACTGCCATCATTAACTAAAGTTCCAGCTGGATGATATACACTTGGAATTGGTACATTCATAATATTAATCTTTAAGGTTGTCTAACTCATCTTCCTTCTCTTCAGTAGTAAGTGCTTCCCATTTACCTAATGGGCATTCTGATGATAAAGATCTTGTTTTAAAGTTAAGTGAGCATCCACATTCATTACAGCATGGAGCAGTACCTTTAACAGCACACTTCTTTCCTTTGTGCTCACAGTCATCACAGATACTATATCTTAATCTAGCTATTTCTTCCACTGTTTCATCTCTGATAACTGAGTTAGTTATACCTTCAATTATTTGGTTCCTGTTCTCCCAAATTAGTTTTAGTGTGTTTTTCATAAGTCTTCTTTATTAAGTTTATATTCTTCTTTCTTCTTTAAAGTCTCTTCTTTTTTTAATGCTACTTTATCTAATTCTTTTTCTATGTGAGCCAAAGCTATTAGTTTTTTTTCTAGCATCATCTTGTGGTGATAAGCATTAAAGGTAGATGTGTCATGGTTGGTTAATGCCTTTTTATATCTAGGCACCATCTTTCTTACAAAACTTTCTTTTATAACAAACTGACCAAGACCATCTACATTTATTCTTAAATGTTTTAAACCTGTTATATTACTTTTTACTTCTTTGTAGTAATACTCAATCAAATCTTCAACCAGATCAATTGGGATATTTAATTCTTCAGCAACTTCTTTATATAAAGACTTTGACTTCTGTGGTATCATTTACCTAAAAATTTAAAGTCTAATAATATGTCACCTTCAGTTTGCACCTTTAGAGCTGGGTCTATAAATACAACCTTTTTATTTGAAGGATCTTTACTTACTAAATTATTCTTCTCACACTTGTTAATACAGTTTCTTACTGTTTGCTCTGACTTAAATATCTTATGTTCATCAGATGCTTCATAACAAAAATGAGAAAGTTCAATTGGACCAAGTAATGATAACAGAGTTAAACATTCCAGATCAGACTCACTCATTGTTATACGGTTAATATAACAATGAGTTAAGATCTGAAACTTAATGATATCATTTTTTGACATCACTACTCTTTTCTGTACCTGATTAACTAAAGCCATGATTAGTCTTTCTTAAGCTTTCTTTTTGGAGCTTCTGTTTCTGGATACTCTAAGTCATCTTCTTCTTCACCATTCTCAGCATTCTTAGCTTCATTCATCATCATAGCATACTGCATCTGAAGACTCATTCTTTTAAACCTTGCTTCATCAATAGCTAGAAGTTTTTGTTCATACACTAGTTGGGCATCAAGATAAGGTACTGAATCTGTGTAAAATTCAAGCATAGAAGCCTTCTTTTCAGCTAGTTGCTCAGGAGTTAATTCCTCCTCAAAATGTTGGTTTTCCATTTTATATATTTTAAAAGTTTAGACAAATATACAATAAAAGTTTAAACAAGATATATTTAAAACAAAAAATCCAGGCATACAAAGTACCTGGATTAGTATATCTAGTATATCTTAATCATAGTCCTGGAACTCTTCTTCTTTTTATATACTTCTTCTGTCTGACTTTTCTTTTGCTTCCTCTACAACCCGGAGGATCACCTGGTCCACCAGTACATTGACTTTCTGCAGATGCTGCATTAGGAGATTGCAAACCTGTTACTCCACCAACTTCATAGCTCTTCATTGACCTTATCATTGGTGCAGGTCCACCTTTCTGCATTGACTTACAGAATACTGTAGCATCTGTAACTCCTTTTAATCCATGTTTCATATTATCCTTTTTTATTGTGTTTAGTAACTTTAGTATTATAAGCATACTTAGTTTTAGATGTTAGCTGTCTTGTTTTATCAACTGTTTTTATTTTGTCACCTTTTTTGTTATAGACATCTACTGTTTTTTCAGCATAACCTGGACGTGGTGCAACAGTACCTGTACTTGGCTTTTCTTTCCAGCCTTCAGTTACTCTTGTTCTGCCAGTCAAAGGATTAGTAAAAGATTTAGTTTTAGGTGGATCATTTTTTACATTGATACCATTTTGAGCTTTAACCAATTTTTTAGTTTTTGCTTTTTTGATTATCTTTTTCATAGTTATCTATTTTTAATTGTAAAGTTTAAAACAGTAAGTAGATAAAACTCTCTTGATATATCTATCTCTAGTGAGAATATGTCCAAACTAGATAATCTCAATCTTACCATCACTTTATCCCACTGCTTCTTTGAATTATTCCAGTTGTTTCTCAGTTTCATACTATAAGCTTAATAACATATCAATTAACTCTTGCTGCGGGAACATGTCCACTTTACCTCTTAATACATTAGTGTGAGAGTACATTCCTGGTGTAGAATTAGCTCTAGCCAAATCTAATACATCAAATCCATCAGCACCTTTTGCTCTTACATACTCTACTAAACCTACTCTAGGATCTATGTTATATTTCTCAGCTACAAATAATATCCATTGTTTTAATGCAGTTATCTGAGCATCTGAGTATCTGTGCCAGAACTGAAATCCACGGAATGGTTTAGCTAGCTTAACTATTTGGTTAGGATCTGCTGGTGTACCAACATATGTTTTACCATTAACTATCTGACCCATACAACATACCTCAATAGCTACAGAGTTTCTATGCATAACAGAGTTACCTGTACCTGTGTGCCACCCATATCCTCCTTCTGGAAAACACTGAATTAATTCACCGTCATACTTAGTATCTCCATTTCTAACAGACTGTCCTCCTAATACAAATTCAGTGGCTACATTACCTCTGTCATCTCTTGCCCACATATCAGCAACCTGATAAGGGTCTTCCCATCCTGCTGTGTGGTGTAAGAATATCCAATTTTTTGGAACTGGGCCAGCAAAATAAGTACCCGGGATCATGTAATGTTTCTTAATCTCTAGAGCTTTTTCTACTTCTAGATTTTCTGCATTATCTGTATTAAGGATACCCATGTGTGCCCAAGTCTTAGTACCTACTATACCATCTGCTACCAGACCATTTTTCTTCTGGTAAGATTTTACTGCAGATTCTGTTTTAGGACCAAAGATTCCGTCAGCTGTAAGTTTTAAGAATTCTTGAAGAGTAACCACTGATGGCCCCTTGCTTCCTTTCTTTAAAACAGACATTGTTACTTACGGTTAAATTTTTTACTCATCATATGAGCAACCCATTTACCAACTCTTTGTAGTACTGGAGTCTCAGCTTCTACTTTAACTGTAGTGCCTTCATCTGTCTTAGTAACTTCTACATCTAATTTTCTAGAGTCTAGTACAAACTTCTTTTCTTCTTCATTAGCTTTTACTGTAACATCTACTTTAGGTGTATCTACTACTACATCTAAGTTCTTGTCTTTTTTCTTAACACTTACTCTGGTTTTCTTTACCTTAACTTCAGCATTAATTTCCACTTGTGGTTTTACTTTCTTTGCCATTTTTCTTTTTTTTAGTTATTACTGTTTCTAAATCCTTGTAATCTTCTACTGTTAATTGGGATAAAGTAGCTGCTACTGTTCCTGCAGTTACTAAATATCCAGCCACTGTTACTACTGTAGCTGGTAATGTTATTGGAGCTGCTATTACTACTCCGGCTGCTGCACCTACTGCAATTGCAACCTTTTGTACTTTCTTCCAGAACTTAGGTGTTTTAGCATTCCATCTTTTTTTTAAATTAGTCATGTCTACTGTTTACTATAAATAATTTTACTGCATCTGATAATTCACTTACATTCTTTGCTAAGTTTTTAATTTCAAGCTGTGTAAGTTCTTGTAGTGCTTGATATTTTATTTGACTTTCTTGCTGTACCAATTCTATTTTACCTTTTAACTTACCTTGTTCTTCTGTATTTTTTCTAACATCAGAGTGTATCATTTTTAAAAAGTATCCAAATATAGCAAAAATTGAACTAGCTACAAAAAGGATGAGTGTCATTAACCAAGTTTCCATTGTTGTTATGTTATAAATATATATTTATAATATACAAAAAATTATTAAACTGACCAAGCAAAATAAGTAAAAATACTTAGTTAAACTTCATATTGAGGTAACTGTACATTGTTAACCCAGTCAATGATATCTTGATCATTCCAATCTTCAGTATAAGTATAACCAGAAAAGGTTACACCAAATACAGTAGATGGTGTGGTTAATAATACATCAGTACTACATACTTTATCTATAATGTTATCTAATACAGTTGTTACTGTTACTGTAGGATCAATTATCTCTACGTTGAATTGAGGGAATTTATAAGTTGCCATAATTTATGATAATGTTGTTCCTGTTACGGTGAAAGTTCTTACTGGAAAATAAGTAAAAGCTACTGATGATGTTTTAGCTTGTTGTGTTGTCAAACCTATATTATTAAAAGCATATGCAAATGTTGTTGTCCCTATTATAGTTGTTGAACTCCAATAAACTCTACCCGATGAAGATAAATTCAAAGGAGAATAATTTAACAAGTTGTTTTGGTCATTAACATAATTAGCAAAATTAAATATCTCTCTAATGTTTGGCAATCTCCAACCACTTGTGAAAGTTCCAACTGAAAAAGCAAGTGAATTATCAATAGCCTGATTCCAAGTATTACCTGTTGCAATTGCTGCTCTTGAAATACCCAATACAGTTGCACCATCATAAGTACTCCAATCAATCACAATGTTGTTTGTGTATGTCTGGCCACCAAGCTCATCAGTAAATCTGTTTGTATTACCAAATGGATTATTACTTGCTAATACTGTGAATGATGTTGCACGCCCAGCCTCAAGATCTCCATCATCACCTGTTCTATAACTTATTGTTTGTCCTGTTTTCATTAAAGTAGCTCCAACAGGAGGATCAGATACTGGTTTTATGTCTATTCTTGTACTCATATTATCTACTTATTTCTTCCCAATCTACTGAAGCATAAGCTCCTAATGTACCTCCTGTAGCATCAATAGCCATTTCAATAACCAATTCATATGCTACTCCAGTAAAAGTATTTCTTTCTAGTTGAGATGCAAATAATGCTTCTTTTAGTATATCCATACTTGGAGAACCCTGATTAGATGAGTTTATATATCCTTGTGCTAATACCCTACCTCCAGAAGCAGATGCACCTGTTAAGTTATATTCAACAGCAGAATCAGGTCCTATAGGAGTCCATAAACCACCAGTTATAGTTGCAGATTGAACAACTCTCCAAGCATAGTTTTTACCATTACCTAATCCTAATATAGATACAGCAGTAAGTATTACAATAGCATCTAATTTAGTTGGTACAAGTCTTACACCTACAATAGGATAAAATGTTCCTGCCGCAGCAAATGTTACTGGAGTAAGTATTGGAGTTCCAATAGCTTGTTGTGCTCCTCTTAATTCATAACCACCTTCAGATATCACAGTAGAACATACTTGCTTTAATGTAGCTGCAGTTGCTGTTCCTTCATTAGTTATCTCATATCTTAATGGTAATGAAGCTGTAGTAATATAAGTAGATGCAATTAAGTTAGCATGATTAAATCTATGGCAAAGTATGAATACTCCATCTATTACAAATCCTATTCTTACAGTTCCTTCACCTAACCACTCAATGTCCATAAACATGATTTGAGCTTTAGTTATATCTAAAGTTACTCCTGAAGGTCCATTGCCATCTAGTGTATCCACATTCCAAACAGCTTGAGGCACAATACTTTCAGTTACTAAACCTGTAACCGCACTTCTTTCTACAAAACTTAAAATATCATCTCTTAACTGAATGTATATACCATTATCTGTTCCATAGTACCCAACTCTTTGTCTTAATCCTGTTTGGGCAGGAGCCATTACAAATGTATTAAGTACTAATAATGACTTACCTGGTTGATAAGAAAATACTTTTGCAGTCTCTCTTACTACTTGAGATCCTCCTGTACTAGTTACATTTAAGTTTACTAATCCTTCATTTGTACTAAATACAGCAGTTCCGCCAAGTGTTGCTAATGTATTCCATAATCCATTATCTCTGTATCTATGAGAAGAATCAAATAATGTTAATGGCTGTGCTACTCTTATTCTACCAAATGCATCAGCCAACATTGGATCATTAGCCAATAATGATTGGTTAGATCCAGAAGTATTTATAACTATACCCATTATAAATAATTATGAGCAACTATTAAAGAAGAACCTACATTAGTAGTGGTATCAAAATAGAATTTACTACCATCATAATAGTTCATAACTCCACCAGCATCCAAGTTTAATGTTTCACCTGGGGCAAGATCAGTGTAATTTAATCCACCATCTGTAGAAACTCTAGCATTACCAGTCCCCACACTAGCAAAAGAAACAGATAACACTATTGGGAAACCGCTAAGATCACCATCTGTATTAGTATATTTTCTAAATTGTGCAGATATTAAAACATTTGCTTGTTCATTAGATAATACAGTAGAAACTGATTTATCATTATTTTGTTGACCTAATGGAGCTTTAATAGCAACATTAAATGTTGAACTAATTATACTCTGAAGTCCTTGTAGAACTTTCCACTGAAATGGTAAGTTGTTACCTTGGTTTCCGGTGTCTTTTAAATTTCCTATTGACATAGTTATAATTTTAATAAATTTTTATTCCTGTATATGATATGAAGTTTAGTATATCTACAGTAATTAGAAATTATAAAGTTCATAATATAAGTAGAAACGGCCCCCAAATTGATTAGCATAAGTAGTGTTATCCACTGTAATAGATAAATCATCTACACCACTAGCACCACCTATGTTTGCACCATCAATAACAAAAGTGTCTCCATTTACATAACCTGTTCCACTATTCACTAGAACAACTGAATTAATTACTCCAGCTCCATCACGTGTTACTGTAAATGTAGCATTACCAACTGATACCCCAACATTTGAATAGGTTTGTCCAGCCTCTGCTAAGATTGTTGTTCCTGTACCTGGTGTAAAAGAAGTTATTGCACCAGTCAAAGTTGGATTTGCATTAAAGATAGCATAATCCGCTCCTGTTGGTGCAAAGCCTGTTGCAATAACATAAGGAATAAAAGAATCAGATATTGCAGGACTGTAGTATACAGAAAACTGCATATATACATTATCTGGATTTGTAAAATCCATTTCTGCATTATTAATACTAAGCGGAACGGCAGTAGCAAATGCTGGTTGTGGATCAACTTCAGGTGTTGCCATAATGATTTCAATAACCCCTCTTGAAGTAGTTACATCTACTACAGGTACTAATACCGAGTTTAAATCAATAGTATAGTATCCAGTATTACCTATATTACCCGCCTGCACTGCATCTTTAAGAGGCATAGCATAAGTCTGATACTGATCATCTCTTCTATTAAACCCTACATTAGCACCTAATGCTACTAGGTCTGTGTTAGGATCTACAGCTTTAGTTTTAATCAGACCTGCTGTTTTTAAATATAGCCAGTTTAAAATATCCATGGTATAAATTTAAAATATTATTAATTATATATATGCAGCATGTTCAGTTATACGAACTCTGTCTATAAATGCTTCATCAGCAGCATTACTTAATTGAATAGCAAATAAAATGTAAAGCTGACCTAGGTCTACAGTTGAATTTTGTATAGTATTACCTGTATTACTTAAATCACTTGCAGATTGTGTTAATCCATTAAACATTGTAAATACAGTATCTATTTTTTTAACATCTCTAAAATTTCTTAAATAGGCATTTGCTGCTGCAGGTTGATTTGCACCTGTTGCTATTTTTACAAAAGTACCTGAAAAATCTGATGTATCTGATAAATATACTTGAGATTGAACATTTCCTAGTGCAGTAGTTCTATAACAACCCCAAGATATTTCAAGAATTGAATCTGTTGCTAACATACCACTTATATCCTTAAATACTGAAATAACAGGAACAGTAGTTCCAGTAACTCCAGCTCCAAAATCAGGATGGTTAAATATAGTTTTAACATAATCAGGTGGTACAGGACCAGCCGGACCAGGAATTCCTTGAATCCCTTGAGGACCCTGAGGACCAGTAGCACCCTGTGCAGCAAGTAGTGCCCAATTTGCAGTATCAACAGATGGATCTGTAACAGATGGACCTACACCAGATGGATTATAACAAAAGAATGATTCACCTGCAAAAGATACAGCATCATTCTCAGCATATGTACCAGCATTAGACCATGCGCCACTCCAGTTTAATCCTGCTGGACCAACTGGTCCCGGAACTCCTTGTGGTCCTTGTGCACCCTGTGCTCCTGTTGCACCTGTAGCACCATTTGCACCTGCAGGTCCTACGGCACCTTGTGATGCCAATAAAGCCCAATTTAATGGATCAATATCTGGACTAGTAGTTCCTGATGTTGCTGTTATACAAAAGTAAGATGCACCTGCATAACCAACTGCATCATCTACATTATATGAATTTCCAGAAACCCACGCACCTTGCCAATTCAATCCAGCAGGTCCTACTGGTCCAGGCACACCTTGTATTCCTTGAGGACCTGTTGGTCCCACTGGTCCAAGAGGCCCTTGAGCACCGGTAGCTCCAGTTAAACCAATTGGTCCTTGTATACCTTGAGGTCCAACAGCACCTTGTATACCTTGTGCTCCCTGAATACCTTGAGGACCTTGTGCACCTTGAGATGCTAACAATGCCCAGTTTGCAGTAGCTAAGTTTGGAGGAGTTGTTCCTGATGTTGGAGCAATACAGTACCATGAAGCACCATTATAACCAACTGAATCATTTATTGAATAAGATGTACCGGATACCCATGTACCTTCCCATACTAAACCGGCAGGTCCCACAGGTCCTGGATTTCCTTGAATACCTTGTACTCCAGAAGGTCCTTGTATACCAGCTGGTCCAGTAGCTCCCTGATTTCCTTGAGGTCCGGCAATTCCCTGAGGCCCCTGAGGTCCTTGTGGTCCAGTTGGACCGGTTGCGCCTGGTGTTATTTGACCTATAAAGTCCTGTACAGTAATTGCTCCTGCCAGATAAGCGTCATCTCTTCTAGGATCTTTAAGTCCTACTGGTAATACTGTTTTAGCAGGATCTACAGATGTTACTTGTCTGCGTCCTCTTATCCAAGAAATAAAATTTAAGATATCCATGATTTATTTATTTAGTTATTAATTATATATTATACACCAGTGTATGATACGGTACATGTATTATTGATTAAGTATTCAATTTCAAATGAGACATTTACCTCAATAGTTGTTGCAGGTAGAACTGTAAGTGGACAAGGATCTACCTTCAGTTCAAGTATAACTTCTACATTATTACCCACAACATTATATGTATGTTCAAATGTAATCTGAGCATAGTTTAATCCACTTAGGGTACTTAGATCAGTTACAGTATTAAATAATCCAAGAGGTTCTACTTTTTGTTTTAATGATATTCCTGGTACATCTGCATATGCAACACCAGAAGTTTTCCATGGATAAATTCCAAAGTTTGATAAACCAAATCCATTTTCTACAAGTATTGTTCCTAACGGAACTGCATAACTTCCGGCTGATTGTAAAACCACAGACCCTCCAACTTTCCATCCTGATAAATTTTCAATAGGTAAATTAGGATCTATGCTATGTAAATCTTCAACCTTCAGACATGTACTGAGCATGCTGGGTTTAATAACATAAGGTATTTGAGAAGAAGTAACTTCTGTACTATACTTGTTTGAGTCATTACATGCTGGCAAAAGCAAATTCACATTGCTTGCCAATACTTCAATAGATTGATTATTATATTGCCAGGTATATGGGAATAATGGAGTAGGCATTGTAATTACATTTATAATATACTATAATATACAAAAAATATTTGATATAAAAAAATCCTTAGCTAAAAAACTAAGGATCTTTTTGTTTGGAGAGCATGTAGGTTAAAACATCAAGCCCATAAAGAATGCAATAAAGAGCATTACTGTCAAGGTTAAATTAGCATATTTCTTTCCCTCTGGGTCTTCTTCCCAGACATTATGTATTTTGTTATATAAAGGCTTACTCATAGCATTGTTTACTAAGAATAAAAAGCCTAGGACCATTACACCAAATATAAACAGGATTCCTTTCAGTATCATAGTGAGTCAATTCTTTTTTGTAAATATACTAAAGCTTTTTGAAGATCCTCCTTTTCAGTAGATTTATTTTTCTTACCAGCTCTGGCAACATACTTAATTACATTACCTAGATAAAAGTCTTTATCAAGTCCCCAGGCCTCTAACACCTCAAACACTTCATAAGGATTATCTACACCACCATAGTATTTAGGTCTTGGTCCTTGATCTAAGTTTACAACTCTTTTACTCCAGTCTATTTCTTCTGCTGTAGGGCAGGGACTGGTAGTAATACTAGTATCCTTTCCATAAACATCCTTTGCCATATCTGCATATGGAGAGTATTTATCACCTGGACTTGGAGTATATGTATTATAATTTTTTGTTGCCATAACTTACCATACTATAACTACGTCACCTTCATTAAGAACAAGCTTGATAGCTCCATCTATTTCTATGCGCTCCATGTGCTCCATATTTAGAGCTCCTGTTCTTACATAAACAACATCACCTTCTTTAACATCTTCTACTTTATCTCCTATGGCATAAACTGTAAGTTTACTCCATAGTTTAGCAGCTTCTTGCATCATTGCCTCTTCATCCTTGGCAGACAACTCAAGTGCTGACTTTTTTCTTTCAGGTACACTTAATAAAATAGTGCGGCCTCTTAATAACTTAAATGGTTTCATGTTCATTTATTTTTTAGAGTTAATACTTTTACTACTGACATGGATGCATTTAATATCTCACCTAATGCATGGTCAAAGAGCAGACTTTTTAACGGACCTCTTTCTACCTCATAGTCTTTCTTTAAGATCTCAGCCATCTCAGCTGCTAATAACTTTACTTTAGTTACTGTGGTATCATCTAAGTTATCTGGATCTAATCCCATTAACTGATGTCCAAATGGGATGATCTTGTGCTCAAGTACTTCTGGAGCTTGATCTGGTATAGCATATACCGGTTTCTTTTCACTCATATTGTTGGTTTTAAAAATTTACGCATCATACTTTTGGTTAGTGGTAGTAGAAGATGGTACCTTCTCTACCATAGGAGGATCTTCTGACAAGAGTGTAAACTTAATCTTCTCTAAGATACCTATGATATGTGGATTGCCATAAGCACCCTCATTAACTCTTACCTCCAAGCCTCCTTCTGTTTCTGTGATAGAAACAATAACCGTATCTTTTTCCATGTCTAATATTTTTAATAGTTCATCATACACCATCCTAGCCTCTAAGTTAGACCCTGTCTTTTCTGCAACAAGCAGCCATAACTTTTTCTGTTCTAGTGTCATCTCATATAATAAACTTGATCTGACAAATATATAAATTTTTTTTGTTTAAACTAAAAACCCCGGAAAATTTCCAGGGCTTCTAGCAAATCAAATCAATTATGTTTATCATTTAGTAAAATGAACAGTACAAATATAATAAATTATTCTGTATCATAAAACATTCTTTCAGAATCTTCTGTATTCCATTTTTCAAAGCCCTCACAATTATAATAGTCTTTGTTAACCAGATAGTCCGGTCTCTCAGGAAAAGGCTTAGTAACAAAGCTAGGCTCAGACCACTTAATCCGGTTGTTAGGTTGTAGTGCTATCTGACCATTGTCCAGGAGAATAATATGGTGACTCTTATGTTCTAGTGCATCTTCAGCCAGAGACAAGTCTGTGTTCATATCATTACTACCCCAGTTAATAGTAGCATAGTAGTTTCCTTTGTGGAACTTTTTATCTTTCATATAAACTTCCACTGGAGTATCATAAAGATATGACAGATGTAACAGAGTAAAGTTATAGGAGAAACAATTCCATATCTGTAAGTAGTGAAACGGTAGGTCAGGATCCGGTAGCTTTGGTTCAGTCAGTAATGCATGGGCTGGTAGCTTATCTCTAAGCACTCCATTGTCTAACAGTACCTGGAACAGTGCAGCTTGACCCGGCATACACCTAACTGAAATGATAACCCCCGGGGTAAATTCTCCTAAACCCTTAGTGTGTTGATACATGTACTCATTCCTAACAAATACCTTCAGCGGAAAAAAATTGTGTTCTATATATGCCATTACTTTTTAAAAAACCCTTTCTTAGGTTCTTCCTTTTTATTAAACCCTAACTTTTCTACAATCTTATTAGCTTCATCTTCAGCAAAGCCTATTGCTTCTTCTTCTTTGTCAGTAATCTTCCAGTTATTCAAGAGTATACTCATGTGCATAGTTTCATGCATAACAGCTGTAGCTTTTTCTGTAAGGGAGTACTTCTTAAATGTACTTAAGTTAAGAAACAAGAATGGTTTGTATGGAGCTTTTGCTGTTAGCTTCTTATCAGCCGGGTCATAATTAGTCCACCCATAAATATAAACCCCGTTGCCTTTAGTCTTATCAATCTCTTCTGCCTGGGCATCAGCTCTGTTAAGACCATGCATCTCCGGTACCTTATAATAATCAAAGATCTCTGTAGCATTATCTCCTGCTAACAGAATATATTTACCCATGTCAAACTTTTTCATAAAGCAAATATATAAAAAAATCCCGGACTGTAATACCCGGGACTTCTTACCCGGTCCGTTGACCAGGAAACACATATCTTACTGCTAAGATACAAAAAAAAACCCAGACAGTACTTCTTGATCAGAGAAACTTATCTGGGCCGGATACTAGTTATACAAACCTAGGTACCTTCAGTCCGCTTTCCCAGTACCCAAAAAGTCCAGAGCTGGGACACAGATCTTACGGTATGTGTTCTGGAACTTGGCCTATGGTTATCTCACCACAGGGGGGGAAAGACTCACTCTGAGCGGGCAGTTCTAAAGGGATGCCGAATGAGTTATGCTACAAAGATATATAAAAAACAAAACCCCGGTACATTACTACCAGGGTCTGTCTGAGTAAATAAACTTCTCTATGCAAGAAACTTCTACAAATATATAAATTTTTTTGTAATTGCAAATGTTGCATATAAGAGAGTATGATGGTATTGTATATAGTAGGTTGTGATGGGGGTTATATAATTTGACCCCACCCTCAGCCTGGATTGGTGGTACCCCCCGTGAAATCCATACAGCTCAAAACTTTTTAGGATGTAATAATATATTTTTATCTGTGGTAAATATGTATGTAATAGTATGATACTACTCTATACTTATGTTAGTATGTATGTATTAATAATATAATTATATATACTGGCTAGCAGGGGGTAGGTGTCAGCACAGTGTGTATATATCTAGCAAGCAACACAACATCATCATGTATATATACAGCTCTATACTAATATTAATATTAAATTAAAAGCTATGTGGTATAATAAGATTGTAATGGATAATGATAATGTTTTGAGTAAAGAGAAATATTATGTTGATAATGTATGGGAGATAGAGGAAGAGTGTGGGATTGATATTATGGGAAATTTTGTGTGTGAATTTTGGAGTGAAGATTAAAGGGGGTAATACCCCTTTATGTTTTATATACAGCTTACTACTATTATTAATAATAAAATTAAAACCTATGAAAGTATTTGGATTGTTTAATATGGTTGCAGCATATATATGCACCATAATTTCTATTGTTAGTGTTACATATTATGTAGCATTTGCTGGTATGTATGCTAATGCATTTATTATGTCTTTAGCTGGTTTTGGCATGTTCATGATTGCTAGAACTCTACATTGGGAATGGAGACAAGGGAAGCTATAAAGGCTTCTCTTTCTCTGTAGTTAATACAGCTCTTTACTTCTATTGCTGATTGACCAAATGATATCAGTTTTATGTTTTCACCAGAGGGTTGGTTCCTTATTGCTTTGGACCGTAATACCACAAGAGGATTAGCATCCACAATAGAGAGAGTTATGTAGACTCTCTCTCTTTTTATTATACAGCTTTTCACTAGTATTAATCTTAAAACTAAATATCATGGTATCTTATGTAATCATCAATGGAATTGTAACAGTTAAGGAATGGGTATTAAATCCCAATGCTTAACTTGAAGTGTCACTTTAATAGTGGCACTTTAACTTTTTGATATACAGCTTATTACTAATCTTAAATTAAAAACTAAAAATTATGAATGTTTTATTTTACCATTCAGGTGAGTATAAAAAAAATTATACACCTGATGACTTAACAGAAGAAATTTGGGGTGCTTTTGTAGCACTAGATTCTGATTTTGATAATATGTTTAAATGCATTATTGATTTTGGTTATCCACAGAAAATGTTAATCAGAATAGATGATTCTCAAGGAATACCATATTGCACAATACATATAAACAATGAAGAGTATGAAAAACTTAAATATCTATGTGAGCATTATGTAACCTTTGAAAAAGAAGGACTAATTTTAGGAGGGGAGTAATCCCCTTTTACTTTAATACAGCTTTGTACTAATTTTAAATTATATATATGATAGCACAGATTATTTTTATTTGGTATCTCATTACAGGGACTGTAGTATACCAACAGGACATGGATGGTAGAGATCAGTATGCTCTATTCTTCCCAGATGGAAAGGTTGTTGATTATGCATATAAGGCAGAAATCATAGAGTATATAGAAACCGGAACATTTGAGTATAATGAAGACTTAGAGGATTAATTTCCTCTAGGTTTTATTATACAGCTTTTAACTAGTAATTAATTAAAACTATATATTATGACAGATTTTATTCATACAGGTTGGTGGGCACCTACATTAACTACCACTGAAGATCCTTTGTTAAAAGTTATTGAAAGAGACAATGGTGTTTCTTGGACTATAACCTTTTATGTAGGAGAACACATCATAGATTGTATTAACATGGAATGGTGTCGTGGTACTAAATTAGACAAGGATGTCCTTAGACTTCCTGTGTATAGTGATGAAGGTATATACTTAGGTAGCCTTGCCAAAAGATTGGAAGATGCTATTAATGTAATGTATCCTGAACCTATGTTCAAGACAGGGGAGTAATCCCTTGTTTTTTAATTAGGTGCTTCGCACAACTTGTTTATACAGCTTTATACTGATGTGAGTATTAACCAATAAATTATTTATTATGAAAGTTCAAGGAACATTAGTGTCAGTTAGCAACACAGTAAAAACAGCTAACAGTGAGAATGCATCTCAATACCGTACTTGTACCGTTAGATTAGCAGACGGTAACAATTATATTGCAAAGATTTGGGAAAAGTCTTTTCAATATGGTGTTGAGCTTGGTAGTGAATATACCGTTGAGGGTCAAAGAGACGGAGACAACATTTGGTTGACCGTACTTAATGGACCTTCTGCTAATATTGCAACTGTTGCCAACCTTGGTGCAATGTTTGGTGTTACAGAAAACACTCTTGCTGAAGAACCATTGTTCTAATGTGAGTAATATAGCCCGTACATTATGTGCGGGTTATATTTTTTTAATTAGGCCTTCGGCAACTTGTTTGTACAGCTTTGTACTTTTGTGGGTTGAGTAGGCTCAAATGCACATAAGTTGCATACTCAACCCTGTTGCACTGTTTATTAAGTACACATTATAGAGATAAGTGTGTGTGATGATGTGTTAATCTCTCCACTATTCTTTGGGTCAAGTGAGATGTTCCAAATCATGGTAAACACTCAATGTTATAATATATATGGCTAAACCAGCCTATGTTAATCACACTCTATTACTATTACTCTTATTACTACTACTATTATATATACTAGTTAGTGTTTTACAGTAATATCTTCCGGGAATTTAGTTTCCGTCCACTATATATGATTATTAACCTGATTAAAACTTATGATTATGTATTCAATGTACAAAACCCTTGAAGCTGTTAGAGTATGGAATATGACTCACCAAGAAAGACAGTTATATTTCTATAAACAATCTCATAGACCAGAAAACAAAGAAGTCTATGATAAACCAAATGATACAGGTAACTATGGTACTAGAAGAAGAACTAGGCCATGGGATAACTGTTGGTTTAGTAATAAGCCACATATTATTAATCTTACTGTAGAAGATGCAATAAGAAAGCATCCGGATTATATGCTGTGGTGCTATAATAACCTCAACATCAAATGGTCTGTACACACTGTAAGATTATTTGACAAACTACAACCAAAAACAAAAGTAATGACTGCTAATGTATTTATGTCATTGCTATAATATTTAACCAAGTATAAAGTGAGGCAAAATCCTGAAACCTCTTAGAGTATAGTTAGACTGCAGATAACTGCTATATGCTCACATACGATAAAATCTGCTGAAGTGAAGGTGTCAGCATACTTGGTTTCTTTAATTAAAAAATATTATCTGTCAGGCAGGGTGATTCCGTAAGTGCATCCTGACTAAATGGGTAGTTACACTGGATGTAACGCTCCGTTGTTAATGCCAACTAGAAGGACTTAATCAATCCAGCATAAAAGCACCTCTGTCACTGGTTTCATACAGTTTATCCTTGGTTTCCCAAAGGTGCATACACAAGCTTTATAGTAAGGTTTGCTTGTGTTTTTTATTAAGTAACTTTTAAAAACAAATATATGATTTCAAGTATGATTTACAACAGAGAGTTTGTAGAAACTCAACACCACTTTAGCTCACAAATCAACAGTAAGCTAATTGAGACAACAGAGAAGTATTATGGTATTCCATTAAATGCTTCTGAAAAACTAGCCTTAACTTCTATGGAGTTAAGTGATAAACAATGGCTACTTCAGGAATATGAGAAGGAAGTAGTATATCCACCTGCAGATTTGGATAATATTTATTAATTACTTAATTTACAGTATGAAAACAATGTCAGCAGTAGTTGTATGGTTTGCAGTAGTTATTACAATAGCAGTATTATTTGCTAGTTGTGGTACAAGCGGTCATGCATGTGATGCCTATGGTCAGGTAGACACAGAAGAAAGAATTTAGTATCTAAGGTACTAAGAGTTATAGGAGCCGGGGAAACTTGGCTCCTTTTGTATTATTAAATCTTATGATTATGAGTAGACTAGAAGAACTAGAACAAGAAAGGGCAAGATGCCAACAAGAATTAGAAGAGCTCCATATTTATGAGCCTAGTGAAGAGTGGTACAAAACAAAAAGACATGAGCTAGAATATACTATAGCTTGTATTGAGGATTGTATTGAAGATGAGAAAGATTCAATAAGAGAAAACAACAATGTGAGTGCTGCATTTCTTGTAGTATTATATACAATGGTTGTATTAGGTTTAACAATTTTAATATTTATGTAATGAAAAAGTTATTTATGATTGTGGCAATTATGATTGCCGGAGCTGGTTACTCACAAAAATTACCAAAGAATTTAACAAGGTCTGAGAAAAAGTATGTTAAGAGTGTAATTGAACTTACAAATGATGTCTTAGTAAATGTAACTAAAAGAAATGATGGTATCATAGTAGTAGAGTTTTGGAATACTATGTACACCCTTAATGATCTAGGTTATATAGACCAAATGTGGATTTTAGAAGATGAGGATTGGATAGCATTAGGTAGAGAGTATTAATTAAAATTTGTAATTATGAACTGGTTAGGAAAATTGTTCAAGAAGAAAGAAAAGAGTTACAACACTGATGTTAAGTATAAGCTACTTATCATTGATGATGACTCAGAGTTGTTACACAAGAACCTAGGTATTAATGATACCAGAGCAGAAGTACTATTAACTGCCTGTTTAGAGGCTTTTGATAGCAGTCAACGTGTGCATGTTGCAATGGAAAAGGTTGTTGATATATGCACTCATACTAATGAGATAGTCTTTGCTACTCTTATGATGGCTAAAGTTATTGAAAAGAATGAGTCACATGAAAGGATTTCTAATATGCTTAAAAACATGTTTGGCCGTGGATAAGACACTAATTACCTCTGTCTTAGGATTTGATCTTAAGGCAGAGATAGTTGATCTTAACGGTGAAGCTATTAGAACAGGTTGTAAAGGATGCATTAATCCAAGAAAGAAATCTAAAATTAAGTCTAGAATACTAGATAAAAAGTTCTTTACAAACTATAATGAAGCTCTGTTAGCTAAAATAAGGGATTTAAGAAACAATATCTAGTAGTATGAAGATAAGTGTTACATATGATGATACTGATGTAGCAAAAGCTCTCAGTAAGATCATCAAAGATCCAAATTCAGAGGAGTTTGTTAAGTTACTTACTCCTATGCTGTGTAATAATTCTCAAGGTGTAGATCACTTTTTCAAACTTATGATAGGTAATAAGTTGCCGGATATTATATCTGTTGGTACATTATGCAAAATGGATGTGTTAAATGTTGGATATGGTATAGATAAAGAACTTACTAGACAAAAGTTTGCAGATACAGATGACAAAATTGTAGTGACTATAAAAGAGTTTAGAGGTTATCATGAATACAGCCCATATATTGTAGAATATACAGGAGTTGTAGGTACTGGAACCACTAAACTTGATACTGTTTACCTTAGAGAAGATCAACTAGATGTTATAGAAGAGTTTTAAGAAGTGTATTCTGTGAATATGCTTTTCCTGACCAAATGATAGAGGGAGTAGAAATGCTCCCTTCTCATTGTTTAGCTATATAATGCTAAATATTATTGGTTTAAACTTTACAGGTATAATTAAAAGTGCTACATTTACTAGCATAATTTTATGCCGGTAATGCAATATCAACTCCCAAACGGGAAAGTAGTTCATCTCTCAATAGAAGAGTATCTTGATCTTACAGATGAAGATGTGCAGTACCTTATGTCTCTAGACTATGGAGAACATATCTTAGATCCATTCACAGGATCAGCAGTAGAAAAAAACAAACAAGAAAAATATTATGACTTTGATTATCTAGCAGATGATGAAAGTGATGATGATGTGATATCAGATGATGACCCATTTGATGATATCATAGACTTAACGGGCCCACTGGATACATAATACCTGAATTGCAATAAGGTATTAACAACTTATCACTTAGCATGAGTAACTAATGATATAGTACAATCAACTCAAAACAATCAATTATTTATTTATTTATTTTAAAACTTAAAGTTATGAACACAAAAGTTAAAGTTGTAGGTGATGCTACAACAGGATCAGTTATTACATTGTCTGGTAATGCACAATTTGGTTATGTTAGATTAGAGCAAGTAAGATCTGTCATTGATGACAATGGATTCTTAAGAAGAAAACCAGTTAGTACATTAATTCATGGTGACATCAATGAGTTGAAAGCTATGAACTTTTATGCTGGACAAGAGTTACCAGGACAAATTGTAATTAAAGAAGCTTTAGAGCCATTTAATTCTAAAACTCCTGAGCGTGATCTTAAAGTAGCTGGCTCTACAGGTATAGTATGTACTTTTGAAGGACAGCCTATTTACCGTAAAACTGCATACACAACAGCTTCAAATGCACAAGACACACTTATCAAACATGATAATGTTGATCAATTGCGTGATGCTTATGCTGTACAAGCAGGTAAATCTAGTGCTATAGAGAATGCACGTCCAGCTGAAGACTTATCTATCTAAGATAGTCTAAGCTATTAGTTAATATGAGAGGGGGACACTGATCTCCCTCTCTTTTTTATTTATGATTAAAAATGTATAAAATGGAAAAGTTAAAACAGGAAATTAAAAATTATCAGTTAAATGCAGGCAAAACTTATATGCAGTATGAGACTGACAGATATTCACAGTATCAAAATTATTTGTACAAGAGAGCACTTTATGGTCTAAATGCTCTTTCTGAACAAGAACTGGCTACAATGTGTAGTAAAAAGAAACAAAGAATTGTAAATGTTTATAAGAGAGCTCAAGTAGTGATCAATAAACTTAAACAGGAGTTTACTATAAGATATACTAATTTTATCTTTAAGACTTTGTTTCCAAATAGCCCTCTAACTGACTCATTACTAGCATGTACTGAGTTTGATGAGAAGTTTAAAAATACTTTAACTTTTAAAGATTTAAACATCTCAAAAGAGGATATTATCAGTATCTTTATCACTGAAGGTATCTTACCTAAAAACTTTTTAAGTTTAGATAAGAATCCAAATAAATTACCAAGATTAAAGCATGAAGTTAAAAGTATGTGATGGGTGTGGAAAAGAAAAACCCATCTGGAAAAGTAGTGGAACCGGGGGACTAAAATTATGCAAACAATGCTGGAGTTGCCACAAAAGCGGAGAAAATACACAGAAACCAACAAGTTCTGAAATCCCCCGTGTCTCCGCTAAAAGGGCAAAGAAAGATGCTGAGTATAGCAAACTAAGACAGAGATATCTTACAGAGAATCCTCTATGTATGATCAAAGTTAAAGGCTGTACTCACTTTGCTACAGATGTGCACCACACTTTTAATGGAGCTAACAGAGATGCATTTTATTTAGTTCAAAGTACATTTTTAGCTGTGTGTCGTAACTGCCATTCTTGGGTGCATTTGAACCCAGAAAAGGCAAGAATACTAGGATATTTAAAATAGTTTGCTATTATGTAATAATTGTCATATATTTGTAAAAAAATGTTATGAGAAGTTATTATGTATATATCCATGTTAGAACTGATATAAATGAAGTTTTTTATGTTGGAATGTCTTTAATTAGTAAAGAGGGATTAATTTATTCAAGAGCATATAGATCTGCTTTTGAAAAAAGAAAAACAGCTTGGCATAATTATGCAAGAATATGTCCATATAATGTTAAGATTGTAAAAGATAAACTTACTAAAGAAGAAGCTTTTAAATTAGAAATGAAGCTTATTAAAAAGTATGGTAGAAAAGATCTTAATACTGGAACTTTAATAAATCAGTGTGATGGAGGTGCAGGATTAAAGAATCCAGGTCCCCAGTTGAAAAAAAAGATACAACATTCCAAAAAGCATTTATCCCATGTTTATAAACAAGCTCAAAAACCATACAGTATTTCAGTAACTGCATATGATAAAGACGGAAACTTTGTTAAAACATATAGTAGTATAAATGATGCATGTAAAGATGTAGATTGTTTACATGCTGATATTACAAGAGCTATTAATGGTAGGAGACACTTAATTGCAGGTTTTCAATGGAGAAAATATGAAATTAAAGTTGGTATAGGTAAAGTACCTGAAAAGAAAAAAGCTAATAAACAAGTAGCTCAATATTCACATGAATCTTCTACTCCGTTGAGAATTTGGGAAAGTGCTTCTGAAGCAGCTAGAGAATTAAATATATCTAGAACAGGTATTAACAACTGTTTAAGACAAAAGAGCTATACAAGTGCTGGGTATATTTGGAAATTTATTTAACCTTTAACAAATAATAAAAATGACAAAAGAATTTGTACCGTATGAATTAGCTTCAAGAATGAAGAAAATTGGATTTGATGAAGAATGTATTGCATATTACCAAAAATCAGCTGTAATTGGAAATGATAATATACTACCTATTAGTTTTACAAACATGGCATCTGATTTTAATGATTATGAATATTCAAAATTAGGTGTACCATTTTACTCAGCACCAACTTGGCAACAAGCATTTAGATGGTTTAGAGAGAAGTATAAAATACATCACAGGGTAGATATTCAAGACCTTTCCGAAAATCTTTACGATTATGAAATTCTTGAAGTTTTAGATGGATTTAATGATACCTACACAGGCTCATCATTTAAAAGCTATGAAGAAGCACAAACAGCCTGTCTAGCTAATTTAATTGAAATTGTAGAACAAAAAAAATGAGAATAGAATGAGATAAATAGTAGTAAAGTGCTAATCCAGCAGATGCTAGGACCATGGGATGGTTAAAATGATTTTATTAATGATTTAAAAATTTATGATTATGAAAAAAGGATTTATTCAAATAGCTACAACAACAGATTATACATTGTTTAACTATTTACCAATGAACAGAATTATTGATGCAAAACAAGTAGAAGCATTAGTACAGAGTCTCCGCAAGATTGGTGTAAGAAGATCAGTAATGTGTATTAAAACAGATCTTATTGATGGTGAGTTAAAAACTTATATTATTGATGGTCAGCATTTGTTACATGCATGTCAAAGGGAAGGCGTTCCAGTTAGATATGAATATGTTGAGGTAACTGATCTTGATGATATAGTACATACTATGGCATTTTACAATAACTCTTCCAAGTCTTGGAAGCTTATGGATTATGTAAATGCTTGGTTATATATTCACCCTGATTACCTTACACTGAAAAAGTTTAAGAACTTGTATAACTTGGAACCACTAATGATTGCAGGTATTTGTAATAATTCAGATTCTTACAATGGTGTATCTGCTGCAAGTGATTTAATTAAAACTGGTAACTTTAGAGTTACAAATCCAAAAGCTCAAGCAATGTGTAAAGACTTTAGTGATTTGTTTATTAAGATTGGTAAAGCTGATAGATGGGTTAAGCATAACTTCTTGAGAGT